TACAAAAGAAGCGGAATCAGATGTTCCTGTATATGAAAATGAGGATGCTGTTAAACCAGAACATTGTTCTGGTCATAAACGATTTAGAAAAAGCTGTCCTCGTTGTCAGGAGATAATAGCGTAATGGCTGGATTAAGTGCGTCAGGATTAAAGACACAAATTAAAAGTTATACCGAAACAGATTCAAATGTTTTAACAGATGCTGTTTTAGAAAATATAATTTTAAACGCACAATATAGAATTTTTAGAGATATACCAATTGATGCAGATAGAAAACAACAACTTGGTAATTTTGTTGCTGGACAAGAATCTATTAACTGTCCTGCAGGAGCTGTATTCATCAGAGGTATACAAGTTTATGACACAGCAGGATCAGAAATTACGGGAGCTAACAGATGGTTAGAAAAAAAAGATGTAACATATCTTCAAGAGTATCAAGATGTAACAGGCACATCAGCAGCTCAAGGTCAACCTAAATATTATGCTATGTTTGGTGGTGCTACAGGAGAGTCCGACACTACATCAGGTAGAATATTTGTAGCCCCGGTTCCAAACACAACTTATAGATTTAGAGTGCATTTTAATAAAATGCCAGCTCTTTTAGAGAATGATGACACCAATTATATTAGTCTTAACTTTCCAAATGGGCTATTATATTGCTGTTTGTCAGAAGCATACGGATATTTAAAAGGTCCAATAGATATGTTGACTTTATACGAAAATAAATATAAACAAGAAGTACAGAAGTTTGCTAATGAGCAAGTTGGCAGAAGACGAAGAGACGACTACACTGATGGCGCTGTTCGTATACCAATAAGATCAGCAAACCCGTAGGAGATAAAATATGGCAATTACATCGGCAATATGTTCAAGTTTCAAACAAGAACTTTTACAAGGTAAACATAGTTTTGAATCTTCAGGTGGACACACTTTTAAGATTGCATTATATGATAGTGATGCAACTTTAGGTGCTTCTACAACAGACTATTCAACATCAGAAGAAATTACAAATACATCTGGAACAGCGTATACAGCTGGGGGTGCAACTCTAACAAACACAGGAGTTGGTTTAACTTCTACGACTGCATTTACAGATTTTTCTGATGTAACTTACACATCAGCTTCTTTCACTGCAAACGGTGCATTAATTTATAACACAACAACGAATGGTGGCTCGTCTACTACTGATGCTGTTTGTGCAATTGCATTCGGTGGAGACAAAACAGCAAGTAACGGAACTTTTAAAATAGAATTTCCTACAAACGACGCTACAGCAGCAATCATTAGACTAGCATAGGAGGCCGACCATGTCGGTATCTTCAGGATGGGGCCGGTTAACCTGGGATCAGGCTAATTGGAACGAATCAACAACTTTAAAAACAGGTTGGGGTGCACAAGCTTGGAATGATGGTGAGTGGGGTGAACTTAAAGACGCAACAGTATTTCCAACTGGTTTATCTATTACATCTAGTATTGGTTCAGTTGATATACCTGATCAAATAATTACACCTTCAAGTTTTGAAATTACAACTTCACAAGGTGAAGCTTTTGTTCCTGTTTCAATAGATACATCTTTATCGACCACAGCTAGTATTGGCTCAGTGTCCGTGGTTGACATGCAAGTAGGATTGACTGGTTTGTCATCAACATTTGCTATTGGATCTGTGGCCGTTAATGACATGACTATTGGTCTAACAGGTCAAGAATTTACTGCTAGTCAAGGAACTGCAAAAGCACCAAACGAAACAGCAATTCTTTCTGGTGTGTCTTTTACAGCATCACAAGGAACTGCAACAGCAAGTTCTACAACAGAGGCTAGTTTAACAGGGGTATCATTTAGTGCTAGTATTGGAAGTGTTGTAATACCAAATGATGTAGTTCAATTATCAGGGGTATCGGCAGAATTTACTCAAGGAACTATTGTAGGATTAGGAAGTGCTGTTGCTTCACCGTCTAGTTTAACACTAAATGCTAGTGTTGGAACATTAGATCCTAATGATATGACTTTAGGATTAACAGGTGTATCATTTAGCGCTAGTATTGGGTCTGTTTCTGTAAATGATATGACCGTTGGATTAGATGGTTTATCAGCAACATTTAACGTTGGAGCTGTTGACATCTTTGCATATGGTGATGTTGACACTGGCTCAAATACGTCATATAGTAATGTTTCAACTGGATCGAATGATACGTATTCTGATGTTGCAACTGGATCAAATACAAGTTATAGTGACGCTGCATAGGAGATAATTTATGGCATCTACATACACCCCACTGGGTATAGAAAAACAAGCAACCGGTGAAAATGCTGGAACTTGGGGTACGAAGACAAATACAAATTTAGAAATTATTGAACAAATATCTGGTGGTTATACTGCCGTAAACTTTGCTAGTGATGCAAATAAAGCTTTATCTGTTTCTGATGGTTCAACTGGTGCTGAGTTAGCACACAGAGTTTTAGAATTTACTTCATCAGGATCATTAACTGCTACAAGAGATTGCACTATTCCACTAGATGTACAAAACTTTTATTTTTTAAAAAATTCAACAACAGGAAGTCAATCTATAAGATTTAAATATGTATCTGGAACAGATACTGGTGTTACTGTTGCTAACGGAAAAACTGTTATTGCATATGCAAAAGCAAACGATGGCACTAACCCAGGAATAGATTCTATATCATTAGCTAGTGATTTAGTTGATGACACTACCCCACAATTAGGTGGTAACTTAGATACTAATTCTTTCATGATAGACTTCGATGATGCTCACGGTATCAGAGATGAAAATGGAGCAGAACAATTAATTTTTGAAACAACT